CCCCAGTTGCTGAGGCAGTTGCAGCCTGCTTGATATTATCAAACGCTGTTGCAGCAACTGCTACATCTGACAAATTGCTTGCGATCTTCAGACTCAGGGCATCATTTAGTACCCCGCCAGTTGTGAGCTGAACCTCATTCCCTGCCTCATCCTCGAAGAACAACTCAGCCGTTCCACTGACATCCTTGGAATATAGATAAGTCTCATCATTAGCCTGGGTTGGCTTTGCCCCAAGTGGGTCGACAAATGTAACTTTCTTATGCATCCCATCATCAGCGTCACCTGCGAAGGAGTGGTCAACCACTAACCTCTCCCCTACATCAGCTCGAGTCTCCCGAATCCTCGTAGCACCCTGACTGATGTTCTGACTGTCAGCTGGGTTAGCTTCATAAGCTCCATCCCATGTTCTAGTAAATGCCATGTTATCTCACTCCCTTCACAAATGGGTCTCGCCAATATTCACCAGTCTTCAGACCGGATTCAAAAGCTGGCGCAATCATTTCATCTGGCTTCTCAGCATCTTCCAACCCTGCCGACTTAAGCATATTCAGATAGATAGTCCACCAACGCCCAGCATCTTCCAATCTCCCCAGGCTCTGAAATGCCCAGTTTGTGCTGAGTGCCACAAGCAAGTCATCCTTATGATCTAACTCTGTCTTCTGCCCAGCAGTCTTATCAAATGCCGTAGGCCAGAATCTCTGCCTAATTAGGTACCGATAAGTATCGTCTGGGACAGGATGAACTTCCAGAGCATTAGCGAACCTAGTATAGTTAACAGGCTTATTACGAGTGTAATACTCAGGCTCAGGAATGTTCTCATCAAACCACCTCGTTGTGCGGCGAATCAACTTTCGACTCTGCCCTTGTCCAGTTATAATCCTAAATGTGTAGATATCCTTTATATTAGATGGGAGTGGGACGGCCTTATCATCCTCCTCATCTGCCGTGATGGTGAAAGTATCATCTGTGACACTGGTCAACTCCTCCCATGCACGGAAGCGAGCTATCCGCATCTGAGCCAGATTTAGGATTACAACCAATCTATCTTCATCAAACTCAGATCTGTTTCCAAGGTTGGCAAGGATTTCGGTCTTCATCTGTGTGTATGTAATAGTTCCCATATTATATCCTTAAAAGGAGGGGAGCCCTTCCGAGCCCCCCACCCATGTTACTGCAGACCAACTGCGAGGAACTGAAACACCCCAGCATCATCATCGACATCTGCTTCCTCCGCAGCACCAGCATTTCCGGTGGCCTCCCAGACCTCAATGGACGTACCTGTCCATCGGCCAAAGAAACCATTGTCAGAAATACTGAGCTGCACATCGAGCACAGTCGTGAACGCATTAGATATCTCAGTAATCGCAGCTTGGGTAGTGTGGTAGTTGGTGACGTCCACAGTTCCAGACAGAACAGCTAGGTTTTTATTCCCACCTGTCTGAATGGAATGTGGAGAGTCAATAGCCGCTGTGTATGCGTAAGCCGCCATTCATCACCCCCTAGAACGGGCAGTCAAGATAGACGAGCTTCTCGCTGTCATCTATCGTATGCCCACAGTGGTGTTCAACGTCTGAGGCAGTTGCAATAGCCATTGCCTTATCAGTTGCACTTGGCACGAGACAGTTACTATCCGCCGGTGTACCAGTAGGATCAAGGCTTAAGGTAGAACTCCCCTTGATCTGAATCCACATGTATGTAGCCGTTGCTGTAACAGTTGCCATTGCTACACCAGCCCCGAAAGGTGTGGTAGCATCAGCATCTGCCGTATCAGCCACAACGGTGGCAAGCGCATAGCCAGTAGCAGCTAGGTAGTTCAGAAAATCCCCAGCTACAATGTCCAGGTTTGCTGTCCCATCATCGTACAGAACATACTTGTAAATCTTGTTACCCTCAAACCTGATCGTCCCGACACCTTCCTTATCGGTAAGAGCCGTGTCAGTCAGGGCGGTAACGAAGACCTTTTTCATTCCACTCGGCATTTCGTTTCTCCTTACATTAATGTTAAGATGTGATCACAATATGAACGTACCTTACGCGGTGTCAATGTTGTGCATCACGCCCTGGCAACGACGCCGACTGGTAGTGAACGCACATGCTGTACTGATCTGTGCAGCGCGGTCATTCACCTGGTCAGGAATTGCCTTCCACTCCGTCATGTCGAAGTACATCATCGGATCGTAGACGAAACTGATATACTTCGTATTCAGGAAGTACATCTTATCGCTTCCGGCCTCAGTGACACTGGGACTCCAGATCATCGGAATTCCCTTGAACATAATGTTCTGGAAGCCCGCATCGCCCAGCTTGTTATTCACAAGCCTGACGTAATCCATCTGAGTGTCCTCATAATACTCATAGACCTCCTGACCAGATAAGATAATATCCGGTGTATCAGAACGGAGGTTATTACCAGTATTATTCAGCAGTGTACGCATTTCAGCTTCACCATTCGTAGCGAAGCTACTGCCGGTCATATCCTTGAATTTGTTCTTCCACCAAGTATATGTACCTGCAGCGATGCCACCGATTGTACCAGTGCCGTCATCTGATACCAAGAGTTCCAATCCATCGAACTCATCCCCCGCCGCCGATCCTGCAGCCAACGTAGTCTCGAGCGAGTCAATGAGTGCGTTCTTGGTGTTCTCCATCTTGGAGTTCATCAGATTGATGATCTGATTCTTCCCGCGATTTTGCTGGTCATCCACACCAAAGCGAACGATTGAACCTACCTGGTACTTCCAGTCGTACTTTGCAATGGTCAGGTGTTCAAAGTCATTTAAGCTGACTGTGCCTCCCTTCCCAATAAATGACACGTTGTCATTCTTTGCGTACTGGAGTGGTTCAGTGATAAAACGACCACCTTGGACGGTCTTCAATTTTCCTTTATCTCGAAGCCAAAAGAAAAACGGAGTCGCATCGAAGATTTGGTCGGCCACGTCGTCCTTCATATTCTGCCACGTAGTAGTGTACAGATTATCAAGGAACTCTGTTAAACTAAAGGCCATTTTTGGTCTCCTTAACTAGTTCCATTTAACATACTCGGATCTAGCCCATCTGTTGCAGCCAGTGCCGAATCCCATGCGGAATCCGCAGCTTCGCCCTGCTTCATACGTGTATCTGGTGTGGTCTCTCCACCCTTCGGAGTTAGCCCACCAAACTTTTCGCCTCCATGCTTTCCATCGCCTTTACCCTTATTCTCGCCAGGATCATCCATCTGGTACTTCTCTCGTAACTCTGTAGCTTTCTTAGGATCTTCGCTCCTAACAATAGTTAAAGCCCTCTTCAGTGTAGTTCCAGGGCTTTCTTTCAATACGCCTTTCAGCTCATCAGTCCATTCGTCGAAGTCCTTATTCTGTGATTTGGCTTCCTTCACCATAGAGGCAACCCGTTCCTGTGTAGCAGTATCACCAACAGTCTGGACACTCTCCTGAATAGTCTTGAGCTCACCTTTCATAACATTGCTGAACTGCTTCATCAAGTGATTAGCAAATTCAGGGCGACTCATGCCCTCCATATCGGCATCTAGATCATCATCAGTGTCATCTGGATCAGGGGTAGGCAGGACAGCCTTCACACCCTTCTCCTGAAGGTCTCTCATGGAACCTGTGAGTATCTCCACATTCTTCCCCATTCCAGACACAACACTTACCAAGCTAGTAACCGTATCAGCCAGGGCCTTTACATCTACAACATTCCCTTCTTCGCTGGGATCTTTATCAGCCATAATCGCATACTCCAATTGTTAAGTTAAACGCTCTTCATCCTCAATCGCTTCTTCAACACTGCCACCGGCGAGCCCTATCGCGGGATCATCCAAGACTTCTTCATTAAACTCAGGTTCAGGAGTTTCAGGGAGAATTGCATCGGACAGAATATCTTCCGTATCTCCGGCTTCCTTCATCTGCTCCGCCTCCTTCGCAGCCTTCCTCGAAGCGAATAGCTGTGTAGACCTCTCAGCCCTAATCGCCCTCTGCAATTTCCTCTGAAGGAGTTGATACATCCTTCCATTGATGTGTTCTATATTCTCCCCACTGATCTCGATATTGAGGCGATCAGTGAAGGTGATGTTCAGTGTAACTTTCGGTGTCATAATGTTGTCCTCAACTATCAGATAAATAAACAGATGTGCAGTCGTGTTTCTTACACAACTCTTTAAGTTGCTTCTTACTCTCCACAACCGTGTCCTTAAATGGAGAGCCTGGAAATCCAGGAAACTTCCTCGCCTTGAATGGAATGAAGATATGTCCAGCCTTCCAGACTATGTCCATAGGACTCTGACACTTATCACAGTACTGTGCCAGACGCCGATTATAGGGGACAATCATCTCCACTTCCATCCCACAGCTCACACACTCAAAGTCATACATAGGCACGATTTTATCTCCTCTCTAGATTAACAATCCTACATATATAGGGTTGAGATACTCCAAACATATCAGCCAACTCCTGCTGTGTAGCCCCTCCTTTATACCTATCACGAATACTATCAACATCCTCAGACTCTAGCCATGTATCTCCGCTAGGCTTTCTTCCTTTCATAATGCAGTCAGCGTGATTAGCTAAAGCATCTCCAATAAAGAGATGTTTAGGGTTAATACACTTTGGATTATCACATGTATGCAGAACATGTAATTCCCCAGGTATAGCACCAACAAACTCCTCATATGCAAGTCTATGTGTATAAATAGTAACGCCATCAATACGTAACTGTCCATATCCAGCAGCAGTTAAGCATCCAGACCAATTCCAGCACTCTGTATCTGGATCAATAATTATCCTGCCCATTAACCGTTCTGCAATAGTACCTTTAATATGTCTAGGCATTATGCGGCCTTCCTAGGTCCCGCAGCTGATTGAAGAATCTGGCCCAGCTGCTGCGGATTGACAGCCGTGTCCTCCGAACGTCCTGATTCTGGAGGGAGTCCAGCATTCATGAGTACATCCTCTAGAGCGACATTATTCATCTCACCAATTACAAACTTCCTTAACTTCATAGGATCGAACATCGGGTCTTGAGAGAACATCTGATACATCTGCATAGCCTTCTGCTCCCTCACAGCCTTCGTTTCCGGGATGCTCGAGTCGGGGTCGATGTTGACTTCATAGGCTCCCCCCTTCAACATCTCCCCGGTAAACTTAACCCATATCTGTGCGCCCTGAGGACCAACAATATCTATCAATTGCTCCTGATCCCATTCGTTAAAGATGACTGTGTGCATGTCAGTAACCATATCCACAAGCATGTCAGCCAGCATATCTCTCCTCTCATCAACTCGAATCTCAGCAGCCTGAGCAACGATGCGAGCTTCAGTTGCGGTTGTGTCTGAGGAGCCAGGTTTGAACTCTCCGAATTGGTTACGAGAGAATCCAACCATCTCCCTACTCTCCCGCATGACCGCCTCCTCAGCGGTGAACAGGTCAGATGGAATATGCCCAGCGTCTACAATCTTAACTGCCTTCTCAATATCATCCTCAGTCCATACGACAGGGTCGACAGTCTCAGATACCATCTTGGCAATCTCATCAGGTGTGATAGAGTTCCTCTTAGCCAGAAGTTTAATCAGCAGTAATCTCCTATGCTTCATCTGCTGAGTCTTAATCTCATTCAGCTCCCTCTGCATAGGATCAATGTTCACGCTGTCAGGTACACCCCAGAACACCTCATCATCATCGTTGAAGGTTACAGGATAAAAGGTATGTCTTCCATTTACAAATAGGTCATCCGTCACAGGGCCATAGGCAATCTTATCTGACGCATAGGGGGCAAGCACAAACGCCTGCCCAGTTTTCTTATCTCTCACCTCAACGAGATCAACCATAGCCACAGGCCGTTGGATCTTAGACCTAGTCCCATCTACATTACCAATCGGTGAGGTTCCTGTACTGGTAGCTACCTCACCAAGTTTCTTAAATCTCGGATCATTCCTTACATCTTCCAAGGGTCTCTGAACCCACATAGCAGTCCATCTGGCATCGTCGTAATCTGTAATCCCAGCAGGCACAATGAAGTTCCCAGGATGAACAGACATAAACCAAGGCATGTTAGGCTTGACCAGACTGTTATATTCAAAGGACTCTCCCTGCTTCTTAGGATCATCGGTCCCACCAGCATCTGGAACCAACGTATACTCAGCGCCATACCCAAGCTTGCCAATCCCAGTCCCAAACATAAAACCATTCTGCGTGATCCTTTTAACTTGTTTCTTAACCTTCATAGCACGGAGGAGTTTATTATCAACTCTCTCAAGGATGGTAGCAAAGGCCATGTTTAATGGGCCAGGCTTACCAGATGTAATACTGATGGAGGGATTCCGAAAGTATATTCTTGGCACGACTGTCCGGAGGAGTTTGAAATAGAGTGCACTTGGAAGCACGTCTCCAGTCCAATTCCCTCTATAATAGTTCCGCCATAGTTCCCATTGCTTCTCCCTTGCAAACTTCTCCCGGAACTTAATCCCTTTGGAAATCTGCGTAGTCCACCAGGCGACGCTCGGCTTACCTTTAAAGTATCCTTCCATCAGAGCCAGCCCCATTCTGTCAACTGTTTAATATCACCAGGAACACGCTTCCCGATATCTGAGCGGACCTGCTTATCCAGCAAGCCGATGTTGTTAACTGTCCTATATGCCCGCCTGCGAGCCTCCTCCACAGTCCCACCACCAGCTGTAACCTTCATGACAACTCCATCACCTGCAGCATATTTGAGTTCATCGTCTTCAATCATAGCGTCAGTTAGGAAGATGTGATTCATGGCAGCAGGGTCTATATCAATGGGAAGTCCCATGTCACCTGGCTTAGGGTCTCCATGAGGCCAGGGACGAACACTAACTCTCACCGCAATTGATGGAGTGTCGGCCATATTGATTTCCTTCTTAACCCCCATAGCAGTTTCAAATAATACATCCAGTGTCGGTTCCCTCAAGCTTTCCATCACGGCCTCTATTGCATCGTACCCGAGACGAGGTGTGGGCTCAAGCGCATAAACTCTTTCCTTGGTAACAATAGCATTAACGTCGAGAGGGCCTCTGTATCCGACATTTCGGAGAATCTCTGTAAGCGGGGATAGAAGTTGCTCAACAAGCCGATCACCTCTTGTGGATATAACCACATTTCCCATGCATCCAGTGTTTGGGCCAAAGTCTCTATCGAGAAATCGTTTCTCTTCATATGTATGACTAAATGGTATGATCCAGTCTCTTCCATTGAACCACCCCTCTGTTGACACCTCGATTCCATCAATCAGTTCCTGGATGATAAGTTCCTGTTCGGCTTTATACTGTTCCAACGCCCAGTTGAGAGTTTCTTTATCTCGACATATATAGGTCTTAGCCGTATCCAGATTACCACTCGGCTTGAGCACATACCCTGGGTCTCGCCAGACCTTGACCAGGTGCCTAGCTGATTCCGGGGTCTCATATGATTCTGTCTCTGGTACATCTATCCCAGCAGCCTCAAATAATTGAAGTCCCATTACACGATCTAATTCGATATGATCTGCCCACTTACTTATCCCCAATAAAGGTTTCCCCAGCTTCCTGAGAGTTTCCTCATACTGACCGAATCCAACCATGTCTCCAATAACAAGGTCAGCCTTCGCCACATGAGGACGCCAGCTCTGGACTCGATTAACGATACCCCTTCCCGAGTCTTTATATCTTGTGTCCTTGATAAATACATCAACACTGTTTCCGTCCTTCACCAGTTGGTGTGCCAAACCTAATCCATCGCCGTCCATTGATAGCATCAATACTCGCATTACTAACCTCCTCGCAGGTCATTTACAGATCAAATGTATTGTCTGATATAGGGTACTTATGGCCCCGATTCTGGAACTCCGCAATAATAGTGGCCATGCTGAATGGGTCAGGCTCAGCAGCTAATAGTGGGCCAGTTGATGGAGCTCCAAGAACCAGGGCCTTCTCCATAATGAATACGGCTTCTGCCAATGCAATTACACAGTCATCAAAACAACCCGTCTGTGCCTCCAATGAACCAGTTTCAGTTTCAACGAATGTACTTAATTCGCTATATAAAGTTGGACTGTGGATCTTCAGGATCGCCAACAAGAACTTCCTCAACTTCCCAATCATGAGAGGTTTGGTTTGAGCTGTAGTTCTCAACCCATAGTCGATTAGTGTATCAGTCCTGGCCCCCCGAACAATCTTCCCTGTTGGATAGAGAGGAGTATTATTTGGCCCGCCATTTAGTAACTCATGCAGAGTAACGATGCCATGATTATTACTCTCCACAGCCAGCATAGCTTCATTGAACTTATGCCCCATGAACGCTACCTTATGAGCCAGCACATCAGGGCCAGTTTTGTTACTTCTCCACTCAGCTACCTGCTCCATCTTCTCTACATCAACCACCTCGATTACAGAAGAGTCCAGCTCCACCCCAGCAGATACGTCAACACCAACTGCGTATATCCGCCCAGGCTTCGGATGATCAACCAACTGATATGTGTGTGGGCCAGTCTTCACCCAGGTCTCAGGCTTGCTCTCATAGTTCCCAATGGTGAAGATAGACTGTCCAGTCGCCTGGAAGCACTCATCGAGAGTAATTGGATATTCCTGCTTGAAGGACTTCAAGTCATAATCCATTTCCTCCAGCTTCAGTCTCCTCCAGGCAAGCTGCTCAGGGGTCAGATTATAGTCTGCAACTAACTGAGATTCCTCCCACTCATCATTGAGGTTATCCATGATTGCTTTGGCGATCTCATCTGTGAGTTCTAACTGATACTCATCAAATGTATGCCAAGGGAGGAAGTGCATCGTGTACTGACTATTCCCTGACGCTGCCCTCATACAGGTACGATGGTAGTAATTACCCACCCCATTACCTGTGCTCTCGATAGAAATCTCTCCACTCTTTGGAACAGCTTGAAACAGACCCCTTAACAGAGTTTTAGGGTCTGGCCAGTAGGCGACCTCGGAGCAGTGGAGGTTCGTAATTGTGTCACCACGACCGAACTTCCGACTGCCCGCAGTACCTATGTAGATCACGGAGTTGGTTTTAGGGAAGGATACCTCATTCTTGCTGAAGGTTTTGGTGACCGCTTTAGGGCCACGCAGGTTCTCCAGAAAGTAGTGGACCTTCGCTAACATACGCTGGGTGGATTCAGTATCGTGAGATATAACCACCGCTCGCGTGTTCCGTGCCGCAAGGCACTTGGCCGTCCCCCTGGCCAGATAGTATGATGACACACCCTCCTGTCGGGCCTTAGGAATTATATCCCGCCCAGAGTGATTCTCGTCAATTATCCTTTGTGCAGAGTTAAGCTTAAATGGAACATCATCTCCATCTTTGTCAACTATACTAAACATATTCTCAATTATTACACGCTCTGGAGTCATTGTATATGCCTCCAGGTTCTTCCATTAATTATCTTACTTATAGATGAGCTATTAATACCGTATAGTTTAGCCACAGATACTGGAGACTCATGTAGATCTATAACCCGATGTCTAACATCCCGGACAGATTCAGCAGTCATCTTACTCCCAGTTCCGGCTTGCCAAGGGCTGGTATTAAATAGCTTCCCCTTACTAGATGCGTCAAGAGCGTTATCCCTATATGTCCCTACACTCAGATGAGCAGGATTAACACAGCACTTAATATCACAGCTATGCATTACTACTCTATTAGCAGGAATAGAATGCTTAAATGTATGAAAAGAGTATCTATGCGCTTTCTGTTCTAATTCATCACTCAGCATCCCATACCCACTACCATCCAACCCTCCAAGCCAAAGCCAGCATCCGGTCTCCGGAATAGGCATTACGTAATCCATAAATCGTTCAGGTGTCATCAGGTGTGTACATAATATGAACGGACCTTACGTTCCTGTCCTCAGCGCCCTCATGGTGCCGGTGAGGAAGTAAAAGCCCAAAATGATGTTAAACGGGTTACTCAGCACGTTCTCCAGGAACTCCCGCATCCACGCCGCATAACTGTCATCGGTCCGGTCGAAGTAGCCGGCCACAGCGATAACCGCTACCAGCAGTACCCATACACCCACCACCATGACGGCAATAAGGCGTCTGGCAAGGTTCTGACCGGAGGTTGTTCTGAGATATTCCAACGCCCATTGCAGCTTGGTCATGTGCTGCGCTGCTTTTTCCTCGTCGGTGTAGACGAGGGCATCGCCAGTGTCGATGATGGCTTCGACAGCATCCTGCGCCATCTTCCCGCCGCCTGTGATCCAGTCGAAGAATCCCATTAAACAGTAACTCCATAGTTCTTGATGGTCACCCAGACAGCTCCTGCCCATTCAAGCTCAAGATAACTATCTGCTGTGTCAAAGGTGAAGACCTCATCAGCACTGGTCTCGTGGCTTGCTACTGTGACATCCACGTCACCGCCATCTGCGGACATCCAGATTTTAAGCGGCTGGCCTAGATAAGTACCATCACTGACAGTTGCAGAAAAAGCTCCCCCCGTTGAGTCGAGGTTGTGATTAATACCTTTTAAAGAAAGGTCTTCAGTTACAGCCCCAGTATGCGTAAACCAGGGGTCACCATCAATAGTAATACTGGGTAACTGGATATTTGTTGCGGCTTCATCTTGAAGTATTGCTCCACTATTATTGTTATAGTCGCCTTCTGCTGAAATAGTCCCGATATGTACATCATCAGTACCACTGTAAATTCTTACCGCATGGCGAGCATTTGTTACATCCTGAATACTGGTATAACTACCAATCTTTACATCACTGGCCCCGTTGATTCCCAGTCCGGAGAAGTTCCCAGATTCAGTGCTGGCATTCTTGACAATGGCCTTCCCGATATTAATGTGTGCCGCGGTACTGGCTATGTTAATCCCATCCACCTCACTATCTTCAGAAAAAATACTGTCTGCATTAATCTCACTGCAGTTCTCGTATTTAATAGTCGGCCCTGTGCTGTTTTTAGAAATGATGCTGCCAATATTAATGTCATCAGCATAGACTATATAAACTCCGGGATTTGCACTGTCACTTGATGAAATCATCCCGAAAGAGCATCTGACCACTTCGTTTTCTGATGCTCCCTGAATCTTTACATCCGTTCCATCTCTCCCCATCAATGACTCAAAATGGCAATCAGCCGTTGCATTCTGAACCTTTATACCAAGAGCATTGTTTCTTCCCTCAACATGCCCTACGTATGAATCATCACCAGTAAAGTTAAACGGGTTCCCCGGTGCACTTGGTCCCGGAGTTCCATCTGTATCCTCGGCCTTGATGTTATCAAAATATGAACTCTGTACCCGTGCTGTCACTCCATCAGTATCATAATTATTCCCGAAGTGGAATCCTGAGCCATAGGCATCAGTACACCAGAGATTTTCCAGATAGCAGTCATAGAGGCCCAGCGCGTACATTGCATAATCATACTGATTTATAAACTTGACATCCCTTATAGCAAATCTGGTTACATTATGTAGCTCGATGCCTGCAAGGTTACCAGTAGCCGCACCTGATTGATTGGCTTGGTTACTGTCTATAGTTCCCCCGGTGATCCATGTATCAGTATTACCTGCTGCCGAGATACCACTATTTATGAAGATGGCAGAATCTTCCCCGTCAGCCAGCTTTATAATTGCACCGGGGTCCATCTTGATATGGATGTTGGAAGGGATAAGCAGGCAATAATAATGGGACGTGCCATTGAAAGTGATGGTTCCTGTATTGCTTACCAGATAAGTCCCAGCCGGAATAAAAACAGTACCGCCAGCTACCGTGGCTGCATCGAACGCCGCCTGAAGTTCTGCTGTATCATCTGCTACACCATCACCTGCAGCTCCATAATGAAGCACATTAAAAGATGTGCCCGCAATGGTGGCTATCTGCTGTTTGTAGGTATCACTACCATTTGCTGGTGTTGGCATTATGCCTCCGTTATATAGGCCCCGCCATCGGGGTCAGTAATTGCTTCACCGCCGTCAGGGTCAGTGATTGCATTGGCAGGAACTCCACCTTCTCCAGTACCGAATGTTTTAAAAGGTGCATTAAATAAAAACATATTACATCACCAGTTTGGCCGTCTGGCCGATAACCATGAATAACAATAACAAGACCACAAAGACTGTAATCTTCGGATTTGCCCTGACCAGTTCAACCCAGACATTCAGGAACTTGTGCCAGAATCGGGACTCCCCTCTGGTAAAGATGTTCTTGAACTCAAGCCAAACCATGAACCAGTTGGTTTCCCATGAAGTACCTTGTTGGTCTTTCATGCTGCTGTGTACCTCTTTTGCAGCCAGTTCGCGCCGTTATTGAGCCACACCGTATGTT